CTTATGATCTGAATCATAATCTAATATTCTAAGTAATCTTAAACAATCACCGGGTAAATCATATTGAAAACTGTAACCCCATGCAGGAGTTGTTGTTGAAGATGAAAGCTCTACTCTTTTTTGTAAACAATTAAAAGGATGCGATCTGAATACTGCATCTCTTATCTGAGTATATCTAGCATTACATAGTCTTGCGTTCTTAGAATCTTCAGTAAGAGTTAATATTGTTGATGCTCCTAACTGATTTAACGCTGTGTTACAAATGTCAACTACTGATGCCATGTGTCCTTATAAAATAATTTTAAAAAAAAAGATAGGGGATTTCTCCCCTATCTTATCTAGTTATTAGTCAATAACATAAGTCATGTGCAACTGAATAGTTCCAGTACCATTAGCTCCTGCTAAAGTTACAGAAACTGGGATACCATCCTTATTCGCATTCACAACTGAGTTCTCACCTAAAGCTATTGTTGTTGCAACAGCAGCAGATGATGCAGATGCTGAAGAAGCAGCCGCTTTGAACTCATCAACATCAGCCGCAACAGTTGACTCTGAAGAGTCAAGATACTCATTGTGACCAACTGATAATGTAGTTGATGAACCTAGTGCATCATGTGCAAGTCTACCACTAAGGATTCTAGCTCCATTTGGTAAACTAAACATATGAATTGTTGATTGCTCTGCACTCGCTTCGTATTCAGCAAAGGCTACTCTTACTCTACCAGCAAGTTCGTTAGTCTTTACCTTCTCAGAAGGAGTTGCAGCAATTTTCGCTTGTTGAATTGAATTTGCCATAATTATTTATCTCCTTCTATTACGCTTCGTGTGCTTGAACTTCTACTACTTTTTCTTCTTCCATTCTAGTAGCACCGATTGACATACAGTAGTACACCTGTGTTGCGTAAGATTTGTCAGCTCTTTCGTCTATTCTAGCTTGAACATCTTTACCAACAGCTAATGCAATACCATCTTGTGCAAATGCGATACACTTTCTTTTAGAAGATGCAATAGATAGTCTGTTTGATACTATAAAGTTAAAACCTAAGAACGAGTTGATTTCACCATTAGCTAATGCTTTAACTGTGTTGAAATCAGAACTTGTTACTTCAGTTGTTCCTAATAGATCGGTTATCTGTCTTGGTGAAACCACGATAAATCTTGCGATTGATGGGTCTACACTTGCTAAGTCGAACTTTTCTTTTGCAGTTCTTAACTTCGCAATAGTTAAACCAGCAGTACCACTTTCTGTAATCTTCTGTGTAGAAGGTAATACAGTTGAAGTTGATCCTGTTTCGCCTGTGAACGCAGTTCCCAAAGCAGCCGATATTACTACATCATCCATAGCTCTACCCATTGCCATAGCAGCAGCTTGAGCATAAGATGAAGTCGGGTCTATCAAGAGTCTCACTTTATCTTGTTGATCTATTAAATCCGCAAATTCGTAATCCGCAAGAGATACTCTTCTTCTCGCATGTGGAGTGTCGATCTGTGGAGTGTCAGCATGTCTGCTAGTTTTTAAAACAGCAGTTACTTTTCCGACTTGATCGAAGAAAGCATTTTTACCGACAATAGATTCAAGACGAACTTTGTCTCTTAATAACGATCCCATTTGTTGAGACAACATTTGAATGTTAGCAGAATACTGCTGCACAAATGCTGTTGTTATTTGTGATGACATATTAGTCTCCCATTGTTATGTTAGTATTAAACAATCAGAGAAGTTATCCACCTTCGTAGGCATCTCTTGGATTTAGAGTCTTTTAGACTAGAGTCTATTCCTTCTTGTCAGTAAGGTTCTTACGAATTGTCTTACCTTTTATCCATTTATAATAATTTTCACAGATTGGCAAGGGGTCTTGTTTCTGAAATTCAGTACCAGTTTCTTTGACAATTCTTAAAATCTCAAGTCTTAACTCTTCATCATTAAGATGATCACTTGCTGCCATCTAACATTTCTCTCATGGTATATACTTGTTGAACAACTTTATCGTGATTAGGATGTGACTTGTTCCAATATGGACCATTCTTATCATTCATAATCTGATCTATTTCTGTTTGTATATCTTCAGATTTATCCATGTTTTCAGACTCTGTAGATAATATTTTATCTTCAGAAAGCATGTTAGCTATCTTTGCAAAACCTTTTATAACATCTACATTATCACCTAGTCTTGAACCATCAGATAGTTGTAGTTCTAAAACTTCTGGTGCTAGATTTGCATTAGCTAGTGACTTTGCTTTGTTGATGTTTGTATCATACTCTCTACCCCATTCTTGTCTCAAAAGTTGTTGAGCTTGAGCTTGAGTAGTTTCTGCATCTACTTTTGCTTGTTTGTCAGCAGCTTCCATATTATTTTTGTAAAAATCTAATATGCCATTTGCTTGTTCATTATTCAAACCTAGTTTGAAAGATTGTTCTTGAAAGTTTTTGATAGCTTGTTCATCAAGAGGAACAACATCAGATTTTGTATCTAATGTATATTTATCAAAAGATTCTGGTCTACCCATTTTAATATAGGCTTCTTCCCATTGATCTTCTGTAAAATTTTTATTAGGCACAATCATTTTATCTTGTCCAATCATTCTAGTTGCATTGATGTATGACTTTGCAAGTGCATCAATCTCTGTAAACTTTTCAATGTTTGGGTCGTTTCTATAAACTTCACTTATAGATTCTTTCCAAGTTGATTGTGTTGGTTGTGGTGCAGGGGTGTCTGTTTTTGCAACAGTTGCTTGTGTTGCTTGTGGTTGTGCCTCTGTAGTTGTCTGCTCTACAGGCACAGTTTCCTGTGTTATCTGTTCGTTTGACATTTTATTTATCCTTTGTTTGCAGCATTTGTTTTATAAATAGAAGAACGCTGCGTTGTCCTTCCATATATGCACTCTCATGGCTATCACCTTTTATGTTAGTTGTAGTTAGAAAGTGACATCTTTTTTCAAGATCAGCCAAGACTCTTTTGCCTTCGTCTGAATTGAATACTGTTTTGAAATCGTTTTGTAGTTGTTTTAAATATCTTTCTAGTTCTTTTGCTTCCATATTATTCTGCATTAGCTACAGCTTTTGCCTCTTCAGGTAAAGCCTTTGCCAATGGAGCTATATCTCCTCCCGCTTTTGCGACTTGTTGTAGTTGTTGCATTTGTTCCATTTGTTCTGCTTGTTGTGCTTGTGCTTCTCTTTCAGCATTTACTTGTGATTGTAGTTTCAATACTTTCTGTGGTACACCAACCAAGTCCGCAACATGCTTGACCAACGCATCAAAGTTTATGTAATCAAATACAGGAGCAACATTAGCAAGTGATCCTAATATTTCTATTGCTCTTGTAATAGATGAAAGCTCTGTAGATTTTTGTGCTTTTGCAAGTGGTGATACATATTCAATCTCAATGTCTTGACCTGATAAAAATTCAGGAGCTTGTGCAAACTGATTGTTTCTAAGTAGTATTGCAAAAGTTCTGTCGATCAAAGGTTTGAGTAACTCTGATTGTAATCTACCTAATACTGGTCCTAGTAATCTCATCTTCTCTTCGTTTCTTTGTATAACTTCTGTTGCTGTCATTTGTGGTCCTTGTTGCAACATCAACTGATTGACATAAAACACTTCTCTAATACTTTCTCTTCTTTGTTGTTCCATGTTCAAACCAAGTGGATTGTTTGCACCAATATTTAGTGGTTCTATTCTATCTCTAGTTCCTGATCTGTAAAAATTTAGTCCACCCGGTACAGTTCTAACTGGTAATAAGAAACCATCATCAGGCACAAGTAATGGTGGGTCTACTTGTTTTTGTGCAGCTTTGATAGTTGTCTTTGACATTTCATTTAACATCTTAACATCTGGTAGTGCTGTCATTGCAGGTGATCTGCCATATATTTCATGTGATGCTTTTAAATATCTTGGTACTACAAAAGGAAACTCTTGAAAGCCAGATACTGATAGTTCGTTTCCATTTTTGTATTCCATGTAAACAGATTCAAAAGGCATGTTGCTTGAATCTTTTTTTGTAGGATCAAAATCATTTCTTGGATATACAGCATGAAGTATATCTATTTCTTCGTATGGGTCTTTGTTTACTAAATTATTTACTTCTTCTGATATAGAATTACCAAACTGTTGAGCCGCAGCTCTTACTGTTATTTTAAATTTTCTGTAAACTGTATCTATTCTACCTTTATCGTTTTCTGTAATATATATTTCGTTTATGTGTCTTGTAGAAAATTTTAATAAATCTTCTGTATCTTCTTCTATAAACATTGCTGCTGTGCCGAATGTAATTAGATCGTGATACAGTTCAAATATTTCTTGTTGAAAGTTTGATCTATTGAAAGCTGTATACATAGTTTCAGTTACACCTTCTAACCAAAGTTTTGCTTCATCATCTGCATCTAAACCTGCATCCTTGTATCTTAGTGTGAACCAAGTAGTAGAAGGGTTAGTCAACATTCCATGTAAAGATGCAGCTAACAATTCTACCGCTTGTAGTGGAGAGGAATCAAAAATTCTTTCTGTTCGCTTGTCACCTCTTGATCTTGTTTTTGTGACATCAGCTTTTCTTGGCATCATAAAATCAGCAACCTCTTGCCAATGTGTTTCCCAATTTTGTCGACCTGTTTTTAGTCGATCAAAACGAGCCATGATGCTTTTAGTTAAATCTGTTTTTGCCATTAGACTCCTAGCAATGTTGGTTTACTAAGTGTAAAGTTTCCTAAATTTTTTTGAAGAATAGTAATTCTTCTACCTTTCTTTTTTGTTTTTCTTGCATCGTAAGTTGTGTCTGTAGATGAAGATTGTGAGACTTCAGCTTCTGTTGGAGCTTCAACTTGAACATTTCTTCCGCCAATATTTTTTACTTCTACTCTTGGTGGATCATCTCTGTCTGGTCTACCCTCTGGTCCTGTTAAAGTTTTTGCATATCCTAGTGCATCTAATTGTGTTCTAAATCCTTTTGATAAAACAAACTCTCTGCTTGTTAAATCTGTATTTTTAAATTTTCCAGTTTTCTTTGCAAACGCAACTCTTCTTTTGTAATTATTATCTCTTACAAATTTAGAATTTGTAATACCTGATGCAACTGTGGCAGCTAATGATCTACTAAATATACTGCTTCTACTTCTTTGATTCTTTCTATTTTGTTCTGCAATCTTTTGATTTACAGTTTTTGTTTTTCTTGAACCATAAGTAGTACCACCGATTGTTACTGCCTCTGCTCCTGAAACTTGATCGTCTGATCCTCCGCTTGATGCTGCTCCCATAATTATTTCCCTAGTAATGTTTCTAACGCATCCTCTTCAGTTTCTTGAACTCCAAGTGGACCTGTTAGTATTGTTGATCTTCTTCCTTTTCTCATTCTTCTAATTTTATCTTGTTCTTTTTTAATTCTCTCTTTTTCCTCTGCGGATAACTCTGAACTTGGCGGCTCTGGTGGCGGTGGCGGTGGTGGCAACGCTGGTGTTTTCGGTCTTAAAAATCCCATATTATAAAATCCTATAACTATTATCTGCTACACTTTGCGGTGCAACTTGTCTAGTATTTAATTCTTGTAATCCAACTGCTAGATACCTCATGGCATCACAAGCATGTGAACTCCAATCATGCACAGGCTTTGATCTAAA